CTGGGATGCGGCGCGCGGCGCCTATGTGCTGGCCGCCGGCGTGGCCGCGGTGACGGTGAAGATCCGCGCCGAGGCGGCCGGGGCGGCGGGCAACGTGCAGCCCGGCGCGATCGTGCTGATCGCCGATGCGTTGGCGGGCGTGGACACGGTGGCCAACGACTTCGCGCTGTCCGGCGGGCTCGATGCCGAAAGCGACGCGGCACTGCGCCAGCGCTTCCGCGACTACCTGGCCAGCCGCAGCCGGGCCACGCCGGTGGCGATCGGCCATGCGGTGGCCTCGCTGCGCCAGGGGCTGCGCTGGCACATCGCCGAGAATCCCGCCGACGGCAGCTTCGTCGTGACGGTGGATGACGGCTCGGGCGCACCGCCGGCGGAGCTGCTGTCGATGGCGGCGACGGCGATCGAGGCGGTGCGGCCGGTGGCCACCAGCTTCGCGGTGCAGCCGCCTGCCGTCGCCGAGGCCGACGTGGCGATGACGCTCTCGGTGGCGCAGGGTGCCGCGGCGCCGGAGGTGGCGGCCCGGGTGGCGACCGCCATCGGCGCGCATCTCGCGGCGCTGCCGGTGGGCGGCATCCTGCCCTGGTCGCGCCTGGCGCAGCTCGCCTACGACGCGGCGCCGGAGGTTTCGAACGTGACGGGCGTGCTGCTCAACGGCGGCACCGCCGACCTCGACCCCGGGCCGGCCGGCGTGGTGCGCCCCGGCGCGATCGTGGTGGGCTGAGCCATGGCCGACATCCCCGACATGCTTTCCCGCCTGCGCGGCGTGCTTCCGGCGCGCTGGCACGCCGAGGTGAACGGCACGCTCGATGCGGTGCTCGCCGGGCTGGCCGAGGGCTGGGCCTGGGTGCACGGCATGGTCGCCGCCGTGCGGGCGCAGGCGCGCATCGCCACCGCCAGCGGCCGCACGCTCGACATGGCCGCCGAGGACTATTTCGGCCCGCGCATCCGCCGCCGCGCCGGCCAGGGCGACGCCGCCTTCCGCGCCGCCATCCTGCGCGAACTGCTGCGGGCGCGCGCCACGCGCCCGGCGCTGGAAGCGGCGCTGACGGACCTCACCGGCCGGCCGCCGCGCATCTTCGAGCCGCGCCGCCCGGCCGATACGGGCGGCTGGGGCGCGGGCTGCGCCTGGGGCGCGGCGGGCGGTTGGGGCAGCCTCGCGCTGCCGCATCAGGTGTTCGTCACCGCCTGGCGCCCGCTCGGCGAGGGCATCGCCGGCATCGCGGGCTGGGGAGCGGGCGGCGCCTGGGGCGGCGGCGTCGCGGCTCCCGGCACCGCCGCATGGGCCAGCCTGTCGATGCTCCAGGGCCAGGTGACGGATGCCGACATCCGCGCGGCCGTGGTGGCGGTGCTGCCCGCCGGCGCGCGCGCCTGGGTGCGCATCGAAAGCTGAGTTTCCTTCGCCAACCGCAACACTCGGGCCCCGCCGCCGCCGCGGCGAGCGGGCGCGCGACCGATTCCTCGCAGATGGGGGCTTCATGGACCGCAACATCGTCTATCCCGGCTCGATCCCGCTCGACACCGACCTGCTGGCCACCAACCGCCACGTGATGGTGGCGCTGGGCGCGCTGCTGCAGGCGGTGCTCGGCGATTCCACCACGGTGGACGGGCTCCACGTGGTGCCGACCGTGCCGGCCTCGCTGGCGGTGGAGGTCTCGCCCGGCAGCCTTTCGGAGCTGGTGCCGCTGGAGGCCTCCGCCTACGGCTCGCTGCCGGCCGACGGGACCGAGCTGGTGAAGATGGCCACCAACCTGGCGCCCGTGGCGCTCACCCTCACCGCGCCCACGACGCCCGGCCAGTCGGTCGCCTGGCTGATCCAGGCGGCGTTCCAGGAGAGCGACACGGACGCGGTGGTGCTGCCCTACTACAACGCCGCCAACCCGGCCGAGCCCTATCTGGGCCCCGGCAATGCCGGCACGGCCCAGGCCACGCGGCGGGTGCAGCGGGTGCAGCTCCAGGCCAAGCCGGGCGTGCCGGCGGCCACCGGCAGCCAGGCGGCGCCGGCGGTGGATGCCGGCTGGCTGGGCCTGGCGGTGGTGACGGTGGCGCACGGCCAGGCGAGCGTCGATGCCGGGCACATCGCCGCCCGGGTGGACGTGCCGCGCATTGCCTTCCGCCTGCCGGAGCTGCGGCCGGGCTTCGCTTCGATGCAGAGCTTCGCGGCCTCCGGCAGCTTCGTGGTGCCGGCCGGCGTGTCGCGCGTGCGGGTGCGCGCCATTGGCGGCGGCGGCGGCGGCGGCGGCAACACCACCCAGGGCGGCGGCGGCGGCGGCGGTGGCGGCGGCTATGCCGAGGGCGTGTTCAGCGTCAGCCCCGGCCAGGTGATCGCGGTGACGGTGGGCCAGGGCGGCGCCGGCGGGGCGAACAACGCCGGCAGCGCGGCGGGCAACAGCGGCGCGTCCGGCGGGGCCAGCAGCTTCGGCGCCATGCTCAGCGCCGCGGGCGGGCTGGGCGGGCAGGGCGCGCTGTCGGGCGGGCAGGGCGATTCCGGGCCCGGCGGCGGCGGCGCCGGCGGCACGCTGAACATGACCGGCGGGGCCGGCAATGCCGGCTCGAACGCCGGCGGCGCGGGGTTCGGCGGCTTCGGCGGTGCCGCGGCGGGCGGCGGCGGCGGGGGTGCGGCCTCCTCCGGCCTGCCCAGCGCGGGCGCGGTGCCGGGCGGCGGCGGCGCGGGCGGCGGCGGCAACTATGCCGGGGCGGCCGGGGCGCGCGGCGTGGTGATCGTGGAATACTGAGGAAGGGGCAGGCACATGTCGGACACCACGACGCAGATCTGGCGGCCCAGCGGCGCGCGCCGGGTGGCGCTGGACGGCTTCGCCCCGGTGCCGCGCGGCGCCGCCCAGGCGGTGCCGCCCACGCTGGCCTGGCCGGCCAAGGACCCGGCCGACGTGCTCGACTACGAGGTGGACATCGCGGCCGCCATCGCGGCCCACGAGCACGACGCCATCACCGGCGTGAGCGTGCTGCCGAGCCCGGCCGGCACCGGCCACCTGGCGGTGGGCGCCATCGCCACCGACGGGCCGGTGGCCGCGATGTGGCTCTCGGGCGGGCAGCCGGGCACCACCTATCGCGTGCAGGTGACCGTCACCACCGCCTCGGGCCGCGTGCTGGGGCGCGCGGTGGCGCTGCCGGTGCTGGCGCTGGCCGAGGCGGCGCTGCCCTCGGGCGCGCTGCAGACCGGCGGCGGCGCCACCATCACCGACCAGAACGGCAATCCGATCCTGACGGGGGGCTGAGCCATGCCGACCATCGAAGAGCTCGACGCGGCGATCGCCGCGGCCGACACGGATGCCCTGCCGGCCAGCCAGGGCGGCGAGGTGCGGCGGGTGACGCGCGCGCAGCTCGTGGCCGGGCTGCAGCCGCAGCTCGCCCTCGCCCCCGGCCAGATCCTGGGCCGCGCCAGCGCCGGGCTGGGCGGGCCGGAGGCGCTGGCCATCGGGGCGGGGCTGGCGCTCTCGGCCGGCACGCTCTCGGCCCTGCCGATGGGCGACCTGCCGCCCGGCACCTCGGTGAGCCAGGCCAGCGTGCTCGCCGCCGGCACCAGCAGCCTGCGCAACCTGGGCGAGCTGCTGGCCGACGCGGTGGGGCCGGAGAGCTTCGGCGCGGTGGGCGACGGCGTCACCGACGACACCGCGGCGCTGAACGCGGCGATCGGCAGCGGCCGGCCGGTGCGGCTCGGCCCGCGCACCTACCGGGTGGACGGGCAGTGGCTCATCGCCCAGCCCAACACCGTGCTGCTCGGCACGCCGGGGCTGAGCGTGCTGCGGCGCGGCAGCCAGGTGGGCAACGGCGCCTGGATCGCGGTGACCGCCCCGGGCTTCCGTGCCGAGGGCGTCACCTTCGACGCCAATCGCGGGGCGACCACGCAGGAGAGCTGGGGCGTGCTGCTCACCGGCGACTGCACCGAGAGCGACATCCATCGCTGCACCTTCACCGGCGCGGTGGGCTCGGTGCTGGGCAGCGGGCTGGTGCTGCAGACGGGGCCGGGGCCGGCGAACCACGTGGTGCGCGGCTGCACCTTCACCGGCAACGACGCGCACGGGCTCTGGGTGCAGGCCTGCCAGGGCGTGCTGGTGAGCGAGTGCCGCGCCCACGGCAACGGCGCCTACGGCATCAACGTGGACTTCAACGACACGCCGCCGCTGCGCAAGGTGCGGCTGGTGCAGGTGCTGGGCAACCGCTGCTGGGCCAACCGCCGCGGCATCGCGGTGGGCAACTACAACGTGCCCAACATCTCGCCGCCGGTCTGGGGCAATGCCGACCCCGACGCGAACTGCGTGCTGGTGAGCGGCAACATCTGCCACGACAACGTCAACTACGGCATCGCCGTCTCGGGAAGGGCGATCCTGGTGGAGGGCAACCTGCTGGCCGACAACGGCAGCTCGGTGCTGCACGGCGCGGGGCTGCTGGCGAACATGGCCGGCAGCCGCGCCTGGGGCAACACCATCGCCGGCACCAGCTTCTACGGCATCGACGCCGGCGGCTGCGAGGAGACGGACCTCTCGGGCAACCACATCCTGGGCCACGCCTATGCCATCAACTGCGGCGGCAGCCGCGACCTGCGGGTGGACGGCAACGTGCTGGGCGGGTTCTCGCTGGCCGGCATCTGCGTGTTCAACGTGGAATCCGACGGCGCGGGGCGCAATTTCGGCATTGCGGCGGACCGCGTGGCGATCACCGGCAACCGCATCGCGCTGTCTGGCAGCGGCGAGGGCATCTGGCTGATCGACGGGCCGCAGCGCGTGCTGGTGGAGGGCAACGACTTCACCGGGCGCGGGCCGGAGCACTGCCTGCGCGCCGACACCGACAGCGTGATCGTGCGCGGCAACCGCCACGACTTCACCGCCCGCTTCATCGCCAACCCGCAGGAGGCGGGCGGGCGGCAGCGCGTGGTGTTCCCCGACATCGCCGATTCCGTGATGCTCACCTGGGCGCCGGCGGGCGTGCAGTCGATCGTCTCCTCGCGCCAGGCGGCGATGGAGGGGCGGATCAGCTTCGTGCGCGTCACCGCGGGCGGCAGCGGGTATTCCCACGCCACGGTGGCGATCGGCGGGGCCGGCAGCGGCGCGGCGGCCGAGGCGATCATCCACAACGGCGCGGTGATCGGCATCGCGC